AATGACGATGGTGATCGTGACGGTATCGAGATCGCTGTCGCCACCGCTGCGGCCGAGCACTGTGAACGAAACGGTCTGGTCGCTGCCCGTTGCGATCACGGCGGCACGGTCGGCGGTGAAGGTGAACGTGCCGTCCACGGAATTGCTGGCGAGAGTGCCGAACTGGGGCTGGTCGAGTGCCGAGAACGTGTAGCCGTTCGTCGCCTCGCTTGGCCCGCCGCCACCGACGAGCGGGACCACGTCGAAGTCCCCGCTCACCGTGGTGACGGTGGGTTGCGATACGTCGAGCGTGAACGTCCAGTCGCTCACGCCACCGGCCGCGCCGGTGACCTCGCTGATATTGTAGCCCATGACAAACCTGCTCGGAGCGCCTCTTGCGGACGCATGCATAGAATGGTTGCACAATCGTGCGCGCGCCGTCCAGCCCGAGCACACGCGCCCTCCGCGGTGTGTTGCAGGCCGGACGCTTGAATGCGGGCGGGGCGAGGCGTATATCTGCCCTGTCCCGCAAGGGACTATGGCGATAAACGCGCCCGTAATAAGCGGATCGGACCCGGGGGCGGTACCCGGCGGCTCCACCAGACTCCCACATTGGCGGGAACATGGGGCCGAAACAGGATCGACGGACGTCTAAAGGGGTTTGCTTTCGCCCGGTGAGGTACCACCGTTATCGGTCCAAGCATGATAGTTGCCAATGACAACCGTGCTCCGGTGGCGCTCGCTGCTTAAGCAGTGCGCAACACCAAATCTAAGCCCTTGCGTCTAGCAACGTAAGGCGGGGTTCGCAGGCACCTGGCAACAGAAGCCTGCACTTCACTTTTTCAGTGCTAAGCATCTGATTTATTGCCCCTTTCACTTTACAGTTTTCCAGTGTTTTACAGTTTTGTCCTGCTTGCGTTCTCGTAAGTCGCGCAGGACCGCCTGACCGCCCGCCTTCCGGTCTGCATAGCGGCTGTAGCGTTCGATCATCTCCACCGACATTCCCACCATGTCGGATATCTGTTGCCCCGTGTATCCGTGCTGCCGAAGGCGGATGACGGCGTTCGCGCGCAGACCATGCCAGACTGCGCCCTCAAGCTCCGGGTGCGCCTCACGCGCCTTGTCGAAAATCTTCCACATCTGGTTTGTGGTGACGGGTTTCCCGGCATTCTTCCCGCTCTCCTGCAACAGGAAGGGGCCAGGTCGCTTTTCCCAAGTCTGCATCTCGGCTTCGAGTTCGGGGAAGATCGGGCACCAGGGCTGCACCCCGGTTTTCTTCTGCGGCAAGTTAAAGCCGCCCTCGTCAACATCGGTCCAGCCAAGTCTCACAACGTCGCTTATCCGCTGACCGGTCCAGCGCCCCAGCAGATAAGCGCGGCGCAACATTCCTGTGAAATTGTAATCGGCAATTTGGAGCTGTTCAGGCGTCCAGGGCTTATGTCCTTCGCCCTTGTCGAAGTGAGACACCCCTTGCGTCGGGTCGCGCTCCAGCAGTTCACGCGGACCCATCGCCCACCGACACATCGCCCTGAGCGCGTCCAAGGTGTTGTTCGCCGTTCCGGGCCGATCAGCGCCGATTTTCTCGATCAATGCCAGGACATGCGACGGCCGCAGACTTGCCGCAGGAAGATCGCTCCATGCGGCGCGGACGTGCTTGAGGTGGCGCCGGTATTGCTCTTGCGTGCCCTTAGACAGTTTGCGCGGCAGGCTTGGCCATGCGGTTTCGTAGGCGTCAATCAAGGCGCCTATCGTGTCGGTCGGGACAGGCCCGACTATGCCCTGCGCCTGCCGGATCGCGTTCCAGAATTCAGGGGAAGTCGGATTGCTGGGCAACTTGATGCGCTCCCCCGCGTGAGCTGTCCCCCGACCAGTCTGGAAATAGAAATACTCTCGCCCTCGGGACACGACACGATGAACATTGCGGGGAAGGGACACTTTAGGACACATTGGATAATCCCTGCATGAACGGATCGGCTTCGGCGGATGATGCGCTCGCCGCAAGGGACGCATCCACCTGCGCCCAGCACCAACGCACGGAGCCGCCCACCTTGATTGGTTTGGGCAGGATGCCGCGTTGCACCCATGCGTCCACAGTCGATTCGGAAATGTCCAGTTCCGCCGCCAAGGTAGACTTGGAGACGTAGGAAGGCGGACGTTCCCCGACTATGACACGCCGAGCGGACATGGCTACCCGAGTCCCTTCGAGCTTGAAAACATCACGGCGGCGGGGCGCGTGGTCGAGGCACCGCGAATGCGGCGTTCGAGGTCTGCGATAGCCGCCGCCATTTCGGCGTCGGAAGAGTATTCCACGCGGCGGTCCTCGTAGGACACGACACGGGTGCCGCGTGCGCGCGCCCGGATCAGGGCGTCGCGCAGCTCTTCCAGTTCTGCGGTCCCGACAGCCATCACGCGCCGTCGTTCTTGAACCAGGACCGATGGTCCACCCAGCCGCACCCGAAGTCGAGGCGCACCTTCATCTGCACCCCGTCCACCTCGAAGCCCTGCCGGGTCTCGATTTGCGGGCCGGGTGCGCCTTCGAGATAGGCGTATTCCAGCCCGTCGATCACCGCCGGATCGGCCGCGACATACCACGCGACCGGATCGGTCAGGCGGGCGTCAGTGACAAGAGTCAGGTTCTCGAAGGGGTTGACGTCTGCCGTCTTCGTCGCGGCCACCTCGGCCAGCAGTTGTTCGGCCAGCGGCTCCAGCTCGGGCGGCACCACCACGAAACGCGGCGTGACGTCGATGGGCTCGCCCGCAAGGCCCGTCTGGCGCCGCATGGCGAGGCGCGCGTTGCCCAGCGTCGTCATGCTCATCGCCGCGCCGGTTCCGGCAAGGTTCCCGTGATCGGCGTGGAAGACGGCCACGCCATCGGCCATCGCCGGGTTGGCTTCGAGCTTGGCAACAAGCTGCGCATTCTCGAAGGCCCACGCCGCCCGGCCAAGCTTTGCCGGGATCTGCGTGAAGGCCCCAAGGTCGTCGTTGACCAGCGCCTGACGGCTGATTGCGAAGATGCGCCCGAAGGTCTCAAGGCTGTAGGTCTCTTGGCTCTCTTCGATGGTGCCATGCGTGAATTCCCCGCCTTCGAGCACCTTGGCGAGGTCCGGGCCTTCCCCGAATTGCAGGGCACGCTTGGCGCGGAAGTCGCGCGCGGTCGTCTGACGGGCCACCTGCCGCACGCCATCGGGTGCGGCCATGTAGGCGCGGCGCAGCTCGCGGCCGGTCGCATCGCCCAGGATCAGCGCGAAGTCGGACGTGGTGTGCAGCGCCCGCGTGATCAGCGTATCCGCCGCCGCGCCCGTGGTCGAAACGCCGGCACGGGCGAGACAGTCGCGGGCGAGGTCCAGCGTCGTCATGTAGGCGAAGGGCCGGGCCGCGTCGGACAGCCTGTGATCGGGATGCGAGCGCGCGAAGAGCGCCTCGCCCGCGCGTTGCGCGACCACCGCCGGGTCGGTGTGGTCGATGGTGATCTGCGCCCGCGTGGTGCGGGTCGCACTCTCGCGGCTCCGGGTGCGCATCGCATCGAAGGCGGCGGCGCGGGCTTCCTCGGCCGTGGCCTGCGCGTCGATCTGCGCATCGGCCCATGCGCGGGTCAGGCCCGCCGTCTCGGCCATCTGGCGGATTTCTGCGTTGACGGCGGCGCGGGTCGCGCCGGGCGTCTGCGTGGTGGTCGAGGTCTGCGCCTCTGCGGTCTGCGTGTCGTTTTCCATGCCTGTATCTCCATGCCGGAAGTAAGCGCCCGGATCAGCGGGCACGGGGACGATGGACACCTCTACGGGCGTCCACCGGGTTGCGGTGCGGATACGGCGGTCGCCGTCCCGCGTCTCTTTCCACTCGGCCACCGAATAGCCGATGGACAGGCCGCGCAGCGTGCCGTCACCGATATCGGCCATGACGGCTTGCGCGGCGTCGTTGCTGCGGAAGCGAAGGCGCACCCAAAGCCCTTCCGGGCGCACCTCGGCCGCCTCGATCACGCCAAGCTGATCGCGGGTCGAGCTGTTGCGGTGCGCGTCCAGCACCGGCCCGCCGATCAGCCGGGACAGGTCCGCGCCGCGCAGGTCCAGCCGCTCGATGTAGCCGGGCCGGGGCGTGTCTGCGCCGGTCGAAACGATTGCCTCGATGGTCCGGGACTGCGGGTCCAGCGTCGTCGGATGCGGCGTTACCGCGCGAAGGTGGATCGTCATGCCGGGGCTCCTTCCACGGGGCGCGGATCGCGCGCGCGCTCTTCGTCCAGGTCTTCGATGTCTCGGCCGCGCCCGGCCACCACCTCTTCGCGGCTCTTCAAGCCCGCTTCGATCGCGGCAATTTCGGCCTCGATTTCGTTCTTCGGGTCCACCCATGCCCAGCCGGGGCCGATGAAGCGGACATTCCGGTAATCGGTCAGCGCGGCGGGATCGGCCGGGATCGCGCCCGCCAGCGCCTGCGTATCGATCCAGCGCCGCCAGAGCGGGCGCAGCACTTGCGCTTCGATCAGGTTGCGTTGCATCATTTCGGCGCGACGGCGGAATTCCAGCAGGCCCACGCGGGCGCTGGAATAGTTCGCTTCGCCAAGGTCGCCGGTCAGCGCCTCGAAGGTCAGACCCACGCCCGCCGCGATTTCCCGATCCTGCGCGCGCAGGAATTCCACCGCCTGCGAAAGGCCCTGCCCCGGATTGGAAAAGGTCACATCGGCGCCGGGGGGAAGGATGCGCATCGCGCCGGGCTCAAGGCTCACATTCACCTGCGCGCCGGATGCGCCATCATCGAAGCCTGCCGCGCCGCCCTCGGGGTCGCGGACGAAGCCGGTGATCAGGCTTGCGGTCTTGAGCTGCATCAGCAGGGCGTCGGACGCTTCATCCCGGTCGCGCAGTTTCAGCAGCACCGGGGACAGCCAAGACAGGCCGCGCACCTGCCCCGGAAAGAGCATGTCGAAGACGTGGATCATGTCGGCGGCGGGCACGCGCACCGCCTCTCCAAAGGTCGAGAACGGGGCGCCGGGGGCCTCGCGCAGGACGTGGAACGCCACCACCCGGTCGGCGGCGTCGTATTCGATGCCCGCCACGATCCGCGCCCCGTCGCCCAGCTCGCGCGTCAGGGCCGGGTCAACCTGATCGGCCGGGATCAGCTTGAGGCGCAGCGCGCCATCGTCTTCGGTGACGATCTGCAAGAATGCCTCGCCGTCGCGCACCAGGGCGCGGGCAAGCGGCGTCAGGGTCGGGTTGGCCATCGCCTCGAAGTCGTCATTCAGGCGGCGGCGCGTCGTCGGGTCCGGGTGCTGGCTGCGGGCCTGATAGCCCTTGCCCACCAGGGCGCTTGCCCAGGCTTCCACTATTCGGGCACCGAAGGGCGTATTGATGGACAGCCCCGCCGCGCGGGCCTTCGCGGTGCCGCGGGCGGCAAGGGCGCTGGCCTGCGGCGTTCCCAGCATCGGGGCGCCCTGCCAGCGGCGCCCGCCGCCGCCCGCCTCGATGCCGGATCGGCGGATCAGCTTGGCAAGTCCGCGCTGCGCGGCGCGGGCCACCTGACGGGTCACGCTCATTCTGCGGCCTCCGCCAGTCTAAGCGCACGGCGGCGGCACGTTTCCGCGACAAGGCGGCGGGCAATTACGGCGATATGGATCATGCGTCGTCGCCCCGCTTCGAGAACAAGGCGCGGCGGGCCTTTTCCTCTTCCACAAACCAGTCGGGGTAGCCGGTCAGGTCTTCGGGCACGGAATGCACCTCGCCTTCGGGCAATCCGAATTCCCGCGCCTCGTTCAGCAGTTCGTCGGCAATCCGCTTGATGGGCAGGGCCAGCGTTCCGATCAGGCGCACGCCCGGCGCAATATCCGCGATCCGTTCGCGGGCCTTCGGCTCGATATCCTGCCACCGGCCCGCGACCACCGTCCTGGCGTCCCAATCGTCGGGCTTGTCGGGCCAATCGTAGCGGATCAGGGCAACGTAAA